CCTGGAAGCCGAGCTAGAGACGTTTGACGAGAAGGCAATCGAATGGTGGTGCGAGTATCAAGACCTAAAGGCGAAGGCGGGAGACTACCGTGCCGAGATCGATCAAATCAAAGCCACTCTAGCCAACCCTCACGCCGTTCACGTCAACATGCTGCGGGGCACGATCCAATGGACGCCGGCCAACCTGCGCCACCTGCTAGGCGAGACATAACCCCGACCAATCCAAGGCTTGACATTTGCAACTCGATTGCGTTTGCCTTTTTCGTGCAAGAAGGCGAGTCACCTAAAAAGGGAGCATACAAGCGACGCAAGACCGATCCGACCAAGCGCAAGAGCAACGGATGGGACTGGAAGGATGTTATCCAGCAGTGCAAAGCTTTCGAGGCTGGGCGAGGGAATACCACCAAGACATGGCGAGAGAAAGCCGATGAGGGATGGGCGGCACGGCAAGCACGAGAGAGGAAGGAAAGGCTATGATAGGAAAACACCACGATAACCAGCCGAATCGACCCGCTATACACAAAGGTAAAAATAGCCTAAGCTATTTATTAGTATAGGGTTATGATACACACCCCCATAAGGAATCTCTTCAAGTCGTTGGGCTTGAAGGCGCTGCGTCGCCCGGGAAGTCTTAGTGCAAACAGTTTGCAATTAGGAACCACGAAACCATGCCACGAACCACGATAGCAGACGCCTGCCGCCAGCGCGGAATCGACCGCAAAGATTGGGACGAATCCAAGCGCCAAGGGGTTGATCCGTGGAACCGTAAGGCGTTTGACAAATGGATCGGATCGCGTCGACACAGGATGAAACCCGGCACCAAACTCCCGCCAGAGATGGGCGAAGCGCAATCGCTTGAGGAGATGGAACAGGCGATCCGTCGGGCGACGAACATCGACGAGGTGAAGATCCTCAAGGAGAAAGTGCTAGCCTTGAAGGGCATCGTCGCCGTGCAGGTCGAGATCGGCGAATACATCCCGAAGGGCCAGGCGCGGGAATCGACCACGCGGATTGTCAGCGCCGCTCGCGGTGAATTGCTAAAGCTGGTTGCCGACCTGCCTCCGAGGCTTGCGGGACTGAGCGAAGCGCCGGCCCAGAAGATCCTGCGAGAAGAAATCATCAACGTGCTTACCCGGTTATCGGACGAGGCGAGCAAGTTTTACCAATGAGCGACCCGATCATAACCGGAGCTTGTCTAGGCTGGCGACCGCCGACCACGCTGACACCGTGGGAATGGGCGGCGAAGAATGTGCGGATTCAGAACTCCGAGCGATCAAGTCATTTCGACCCGGAGCAGACCCCCTGGTGGAAAGCGCCGCTGGAGTGCGCGGCGGATTCTGACACGCGCAACATTGTCGTGCTAGCGCCTACCGGTTCCGGCAAATCGACAATGGCGGAAGCCCTGATTCCCTACGTCGTATCTGAAGATCCGGGGCCGATGCTCTACGCCTCGCAGACAGACGAAGACGCGAAGTTCTGGGCCGAGTCCCGCTTGGCTCCCGCGATGAAATCATGCGGGGCTCTCGCTGCTCTCTGGCCGGAAGATCGCCACAAGTCGCGGAAGCTTGAAATCATCTTTCCGCACATGCCGCTGATCCTTGGCGGGGCGAACCTGTCAAACTTCCAAGAAAAATCCGTCCGCTGGCTTTATGGCGACGAGGTTTGGACATGGAAGCCGGGACTTGTCCGCGAGTTCCTAGCGCGTCACCACGACCGCTGGAACCGGAAAGTCTTCCTCGTTTCGCAGGGCGGCTACGTTGCCAGCGAGTTTCATGGCGAGTGGGAGAAGACCGACCAAGCAAGTTTTGGATGGTGCTGCCCGAAGTGCAAAGCGGAGCAGGCTTTCGGATGGGACGGAATCAAGTTCGACCGCATCGAAGTGGACGGGAAGCTTGACGAGCAAGCGACAGCCGACACGGCGAGGATGACTTGCGGAAGCTGCGCAGCAGAGTTTGAGGACACCACGAAATCAAGGCGGGCGCTTTGCAATTCCAACATGCGCAACGGATCGCTTGGCTACATTGGCACAAAGCAGTCGATCCGAGGCTACAAGGGATTTCACCTGGACGCTCTCGCGGTCTGGTGGATTCCGTGGTCGAACGAAGTGCTTGGATTCTTGGAGGCAACCCGGATGGCGAAGTCGGGCGCGGTGGAGAAGCTGCGTCAATGGCGGCAAAAACGGCGGGCGCAGTTCTGGTCCGATGACATGGTTGACGCCGCGCAGTCGCTCAACGTGGCCGGCTACAGCCGCGACGAGGTGACGGACGCGGCAAAGCTGCCGGATGAGATTCAGCGATTCGCCACCATTGACGCTGGTGGCGACCACTTTTGGGCGGTCATCCGCGCCTGGTGGGAAGGCGGGGCGTCCAAACTTCTCTGGGAAGGCTACGTTCCTGGGCGTGGCGGCGACGAAACTGAGCTTGCGGAATTGCTCAAGCGATTCGCGGTCGAGCCGAACAAGACGTTCATTGATATTGGATTCGACGAGGACCGGATGCTAAACTTGATCGTCAAGCACGGGTGGGTCGGAGTGAAGGGCGACGGCACGCGGGACGGGTGGACATGGGAGGACAAGGGCAAGAAGATTGAAAAGCCATTCTCCAGAATCCAACGGAAGGCCGCAAGCAAGGGCGGGATTGCCCGGTGGGTATGGATTGCAACCAATCCACTCAAGGACACGCTGGCACGGCTGTCAGGCGGGCTGGGTGCCGAGTGGCTTGTTTTCTCCGATGTATCCAACGCCTACCGGAAGCATTTCAAGGCCGAGCGACGGGAAGAGTTCCAAGTCGGTCGCGAAAAGGAATCGCGGCAGGTCTGGGTCACAAAGTCCCGCAGTAATCACCTTTGGGACTGCGAAGTTTACCAGGTTGGAGCGGCCCGCATGTTCCGTGTTTTCGAGGGCGGCGAGCAGTGACTGTCGGCGGTTTCCCCGGCTTGACATTGGAAATCGCTACGCGAAACCCGCCACATGGTCAGGTTGGCGCGCACGATTTATTTAACCCTCCGCGATGACGCTTCCGCTATCGCGCAGCTACGCGCCGAAGCGAAAAGCCTTGCGCTTGCGCTTGCGACCGATCCGAACACGGCGTTTGAGCTGACAAGCTCGACCGTCAATGGTCAGACATTTTCCGGCACGCGATCCATGAGCAACAAGGACAGGCTGTCCATGATTCGCCTTGTCCTTCGCCAAGTCGATTCGGGATGCCCGCTCGACCTAACCACCCGCGCCGTTTTTTGACCTATGGCAATCCTCGATGAATTCGGCAGTCCGGTTACTTATTCGTCCCGCTTTGCACACGGCGCGGATCGAAGCCGGATGCGCGGGCCGCAGTATAACGTCAACGATATCGACATTGATACGCTGATTCCGTCGAACGACCGAAAGACGCTTGTGGCATTGTCGAAGCGACTTGCTGCTAATATGGGAGTGCCAAAAGCGGTAATCGCCCAGAAGGCGCAATACTCCGTTGGGCGGGCGTGGATTCCAAGCTACAGCGGCACCGACGTTGCCAACGGGAACGCTGCCGAGGACTGGCTTAAAAATGTCTGGATGCCGAACTGCGACGTTCGCGGTGGCATTAACGATTGGACGCAATACCTCAAGGACGCGAGCAGGGACGTTGATTTCGGGGATCACTTTACGCTCAAGACCATGACGGCAGACGGCACGTTTCCTCTGCTTCAAAACATCCCGTCTTACCGCATCCGCAGCGGAAGCGGTTACGAGGAAAAGGTGAAGGACGGGAAATACGCGGGTCGGCGGATTCGTGACGGGATCATCTACAGCGACCAAGGCAGGCCGATTGCCTACCGGGTAATGGACGAGGGGCATTCAGAGAAGTTCCAAGACATCCCCGCGTCTTCCATCATCCACATTTACGACAAGGACTTCAGCGACCAGGGACGCGGCTTGCCGTCATTTGCCCATGCCGTTGAAGACCTCAAGCACTGCCTCCAGTCTACCGAATACGAGCGCATCCGCCAGCTCATCATCTCGTCTATCGGGCTGATCGAATACAACGAGCATGGTGGGCCCGACATGGATGACCCCGGCATTGCGCTAGGGACTGCCGCTAATGGAAACGAGGGCGTCACGTTCCAGAGCTATCAAGGTGGGATGGTCCGCTACATGAAGGCGAACTCCGGTGAAAAGCTGGAGAGCGTGACGCACGACAACCCCGGCGAGGTGTGGGAGTCGTTCCAAGACCGGCTTAACCGTGCTTCGATCATCGGGGCAGGTTGGAGCTACGGCATGGTTTGGAAATCCCCAGGCCAAGGAACAGCAGAACGCGCCGACATCCTTCGCGCCCGCCGTGCCGTTGAAGACCGGCAGGGTATTCTGTTCTTCCTCGCCCGCGCTGCCGTTTCTTACGCGGTCGGATTCGCGCAGGACCAAGGCAAAATTACACGCGCCAACGGCTCGACCGTCTTCCTCGACAACCCGACTCGCTGGGCATTCTCTCGGCCTCCACGCTTGTCCGTTGATGACGGGCGGGAGGAAAAGATGCTGATTGAAGGATGGCGGGCCGGGAACCGCAACCTTTCCGAGATCGTGGACCGCGACGTTGAGGAGTTCCTGCGGGAACGCGCCCGCGAAACGATCCTTTCCAAGCGCATTGCCGCCGAAGAATCCGCCGCATCGGGATTTGAAATCTCCGACAGGGAGATGCGGATGCTTACCCCGAACGAAATGGCGACGGTGGAACCAATCCACCAAGAATCACTTACGACTCAAGACGATGAATCTGATCCAGATTGAAAACCGAACCGGCAAGGTCAAGCTGAACGACGCGGTGACGCCGTGGACCTCCGACGACCTGATTGGCGACATCGAGAAGCTCTACGGCGCGAAAGCCGTGGCTGAAAATCTCAAGATTGGCGAGTTCACCGCTAAGGCTGACGACGCGCTGGAGACGCTGGAAATCGAGATCAACAGCCCAGGCGGAAGCGTTCTCGACGGGTATCGCGTTTACCATTCCCTAATGGGAATGCGGGAGCGCGGAGTTCGCGTTATCGCCACTGGCAACGGCATCGTGGCATCTATGGCATCCGTGATCTTCATGGCGGCAGACGAGCGACGAATCACGCAAGGGTCGCGGATTATGATTCACGAAGCGCAGCAATCCATCGCTGGTGACTCCGACGATCACGCCCGCGCTGCAAAGATTCTCGACGAGATGAGCGAGGAGATCGCCGCCATTTACGCCAGCGTCACCGGAGCGACTACCGCCGAGATGCGCGAACTGATGAAAAACGAAACCTGGATGGGCGCGACCGAAGCAGTTGAGCGGAAATTCGCGGATTTCATCATCGGAAAATCCGGCGTTGACATTCGGAGTCTAGCGGCGAAACCGCTGGACATGGGACTTTTCACAAGCCGAGCCGAACTGGAAAACAAGATCACCGGATACGAAGCGCGTATCAATGAGCTTGAATCCGAAGTGACCGCAAGCGCGACGGCACTTGCCGATGTGCAAGCCGAACTCGCCACCGCTCGCGAGTCTATCGCCGCTGCTGAATCGCCGGAAGCTGTTGCCATTCTCCGCGAAGAACTGGAAGCCGCTACCGCTGCGGCATCCACTGAAGCAGTCACCGGACTTGCCGTTAAGTTGATTGCATCCGCTGAAGCTCCCGAAGCGATCCGCGAAGCAATCTCCGCGCAAGCTTCCGCAATGCTCGCCGCTTCCGGTCATGTTGCCATTTCCACCACGGAAACAAGCGAAGCGCCTGAAAACAGCCACCTCGAAACTTTCGGGAAACTCAAGGGTGCTGAAGCGACCGCTTACTTCAACGCTCACGAAAAGGAGATCGCCGCCGAGCAGCGCGCAGCGGGCATCCGATAATTTTACCAACTAACCACTCACTAACTCACCACTATGGCCACCGTTTACAACGACAAGATTTACGGGCAGAAGGTTCTTCAGCAGCTCAATTCGCTGTTGATGCCCATCAACGCTTTCACCACCGACATCTCCGACGAGCTGAAAAGCGCGGGCGACGCGGTCGTCGTGCCGCTTTATGGCAACACCACCACCACGACCTTCACCCAGGCGACTGATGTGATGGAGCAGACCGGTGGACTGATCACCGCCGTCACTGTCACCCTCGACAAGCGCCGGATCACGCCGATTGACCTGACCCACCAGCAGCTTCTCGAAGCATCCGCTGCCGGTCGTCCTGAGCGGTTCACCACTCAGCTTGCCAAGTCCATTGCCAAGACCGTGCTGCTCGACATCATGTCGGTCATTACGACCACGAACTTCGGCACTGCTGTCACCACGCTCGCTTCGGCAAGCTGGGTCCGCGCTCAGTTGATCGAGGCTCGCAAGGCCGCGCTCGACGCTGGAATCCCTGACGGCGAAATGTCGTTGGTGATGAACCGGTCCATCGAATCCGCGCTGCTTGGCGTTTCGGAACTCACCCTTGCTCTCAACCGTGGCAACGACATGGCGATCAACCAGGGCAAGTTGGGAACCATCTTCGGACTGGACCTCTACGCTTCCTCGATCTTCCCGACCAACAGTGTTTCGCTCAATGCGTTCGTCTGCGGCAAGGATGCCATCGCGGTTGCTTTCCGCCGCATTCAGAACGAACTCCCAGACGGCGAGTTTGAAGCGATGGAAGAGATCGTGGATGACGAGACCGGGTTGAGCCTGCTCTACACCCGCCACTGGTCCCGCGCTCAGGCGAAGTGGTTCATCAACATGCACTCGCTCTACGGCTACTCCAAGGCCGTGACGCTTGCGCTGAAGACGTTCTGCACCGCGACCACTTGATTTCCCGCTGCTGCTTCGTGTTATTCATGGCAAAACCCGCTCCCTCACCCGGAGCGGGTTTTCGCTTGCCGGGTATATGCCTATATGGATATATGCCGTCCAATAAAACATGAAATTGACACTGGCGGTGATTGCGGGCAACGCGGAGCGTTACATCGGACGGTTTCTGGATCACTTCCAGTCGATTGCGGACGAGGTGATCGTGGTTCTCGCGCAGGGCAGCCAGCCGCAAGACGACACTCACCGCGTTGCCTTTGATCGCGGTTGCCGAATGGCCCGCTACGACAACAAGGACTGGTGTAAGCCGGATACTGAGGGCGGCGTTTACCTCGACACGCATTATGCCAACAATCCGAAGGACTGGCCCCACGTTGACGACTTCGCGGCCGCTCGAAACATGGCTTTCGACATGGCAACCGGAGATTGGGTCATGTGGGCGGATATGGACGACCTGATCGACGCCGCTTCCATCGCTGCCATCCGTGATGCCCTAGAGCGGATGCCCGAAGACTGCGACGGGTTGGAGGTTGCCTACGAAGTCCCTGAAGACGGCGTGACGGTGTTCCGCGAGCGGGTGATTCGTCGCGGTTCCGCCCGCTGGGTTTCGCCAATCCATGAGCATCTTCTTTTCAAGGAAGGTGCGAAGCTGGCGAGGATCACCAACGCGAAGATTCTCCACGCGCCCGAGGGATCACGCAGGACGAACGATGAGCGCAACCTGCGAATCCTCGAAAGCATCCCAAAGGACGAGCGGACTAACTCTCACCGCTTCCACTTGTTCCAATCGCTGCGAGCAGTCGGGCGGCTCGACGAGGCAGCGGCAGAGGTTGTCGATCTGCTCGCCAACCCGCCCGAGGGCATGGGCAAGGCCGAGCGTTTCGAGTTGTTCATCGCCGCTGGTCAAATGGCGAGCGACATCAGCACGCGCTCCAACCTGATCTTGCAGGCGCTGGGAACCGACCCGGCAAGACGCGAGGCATACGGGGAGATGGCGCTCTGCATGATCGGCATGGGACGACCCGCTGAAGCTCTCGGATTCACGACGGCAATGCGGGCCATTTCCAAGCCGCTGGAAGGCGACTGGAACGCTCGCGGAAAATACTACGGATGGCTAGGCGAGAACATCCACGGGATGGCACTACGGGCCAATGGTAGGATCGAGGAGGCGAACGCTGTCGAGAACAACCACTTCATCCGTCACGGGGCGAAGATCAGCCTGTTGCACGCCACACGCGGGCGGGTGAAGAAAGCCGCCGAATGCCGCCGCAAGTGGCTTGAGTCTGCCGCCGATCCCGATTCCGTCGAACACATCTTCGGGCTGGATATGGATGACCCGGATGTGATGCTTCTGACCGTTTACAACCACGTTTTCTTAGCGGGGGACTGCGGGCCGGTCGCCGCATGGAACGCAGCGGCGAAGGCATCGAGCGGGCAAATCCTCGTTCAGCTTTCGGACGACTGGGAGCCGGTCCAAGGATGGGACACGGCGATTCTTTCGGCCATTGGCGACACCTCAAAACCCGCCGTTCTCGCGGTCAGCGACGGCCACCGGAAGGACGACTTGCTTTGCATGGCGATCCTCACCCGCGCCCGCTACAAGCAGCAGGGTTACTTGTTTCACCCCGAGTTCTTCAGCATGTTCTCGGACAACTGGTTCAGCCGCCAAGCCTTCGCGGATGGTGTGGTCATCGACGCCCGCGACCGGATCGCTTTCGAGCATGTCCACCCGGCATTTGGAAAGTCAGAGATGGATGCGACATACGAACGCAGCAACGCCAGCGAAAACTACGAGAGAGGCGGCAAGGCATTTCACCGACTCGCATCGGGCATCACGTTGGCGCGGGACATCGACGGCTGGTGCGACTACTCGCCGTTTTACCGGGCGCTTGCCCAGGCGTTGCCGGAAGGTGGAACATTCGTGGAAATCGGTTCGTGGATGGGTCAGTCGATCTCCGTCTTTTGCCAAGAGATTCAAGACTTCGGCAAGACCGCTAAGCTTTGGTGCGTGGATACCTTCAAGGGCGAGCAGAATCAACCATCCCACCTTGCCGTTGTTGGCGAGAACGGCGGAAGCATCCGTGAAGTTTTCGAGCGGAACACGAAGGCGACCGGCGCACGCGAAATGATCGAGGTGATCGAGGGTGATTCGGCGGAATCCGCTGCAATGTTCGACGACGGATCACTCGACGCCATTTACATCGACGCCGCGCACGATTACGAGTCGGTCGTGAAAGACCTTGCCGCGTGGTATCCTAAGCTCAAGCCGCAGGGTATTTTCAGTGGTCACGACTACCCGCATTGGGAGGTTAAGCAAGCAGTGGACGAACACGCGGCGGCGAACGGATACACCGTCGAGAAAATGGGGCGCGTATGGATGAAAACTAAAGTCAAACCATGAACCAACGAGGCACACTAGGAGGCAAGGGCGATGACGTTCGCCCTATGGACCGCGAGAAATTCCGCAGCAACTACGATGCAATTTTCAAGAAACATGAATCCAATCCTATCAATCCTGACCCCGGCAATCTGGAAGCGGGAAAGCGCGAAGTTCCTAGCAGCCGCCATTTCCGAGCAGATTGGAAGCGCCCGCGTTGAGCATCTGGTGCTTTTCGATAATTGCCAGCGTTCAATCGGAGCGAAACGGCAGGCACTTGTAGACATCGCACGCGGGCAATACATCGCCTTCTGCGACGATGACGACGACGTTGCACCCGACTACGTCGAGAGCTTGCTACGGGCCGCAGAAACCGGCGCGGATGTCATCACGTTCCGGCAGCGGGCGATCTACAACGGGCTGGAATCCGAGGTGCATTTCGGCATCAACAACCAGGACGGGCCATTCACACCGGGCGGCATCACCCTCCGCGCTCCGTGGCATGTCTGCGCGTGGCGGCGGGAGCGGGTGGAAGGATGCCTTTTCCTTGAGGGAAACTACGGCGAGGACGCGGTTTGGTGCCATCAAGCCCGCAAGCGCATCAGGACCGCGCACCACATCGACCGGGTCTTGCACACCTACCGTCACGACGCAGCGACTACGGCGGCACCGGAGGTTTGACATTGAAGAATCATCCGCGAAACGGAATGCATGAGCATCCTCACCGACTTCGCCGCTGCGCAATTTGAGCAAGCGCGAACCGTCATCGGCGGCGAGGATTTGACAATCGACGGCGGCACGGCAGTTTCCGCCATTCTCGCGGAAGCTGACAACTCCCGCGAGTTCAACGGTGGCGGATTCGACCGCGACCAGAGCCTCTCCGCTGTCGTTTCGATTGCGGACTGGCAAACGGCCTATGCGAGCGCAGACAAGGCGTATTTGGGCAAGGACGCCACGGCACGCGGGCGGGTTTGGCGGGTGGGCGCGATCCGATCCGGTCAGGCATTCGTCACCGTCTCGCTTGAGTCACCGAGGAAAGCGAAATAATTTTCTTGTCTTGAAAACTCAGACCCCTAGGACTCCCGCATGTCCGCGACGCTGCTAGCCTCCGAAATCCCCGCCGATGTCACCGGCTGGTGGGTATCGGAGAAGCTTGACGGCATCCGCGCCATCTGGACCGGCACCGCACTGCTCACCCGGAACGGCAAGCGGTTGAACGCTCCGAAGTGGTTCACGGATTCCATGCCCGACATCAGGCTCGACGGCGAGCTTTGGATGGGACGCGGCACCTTCGACAAGCTGGTTTCGACGATCCAGCGGAAAGGCTCCGACTGGACCGGCGTCGAGTTCCACGTTTTCGACGTTCAGTCACCCGGCACTTTCGAGCAACGCCAGCACCTTTTAAATCGGCAACTCCCCCGCCATGTCCGTGTAGTCCCGCATCTTGAATGCGCCGGTCACGACGCTCTCGACGCAATGGAAGCCGCTGTCGTCAACGCTGGCGGCGAGGGGCTGGTCATCCGCCGGCCCGGTCACAAATACCGCCCCGGACGCGCTGGCGACGTTGTGAAGGTGAAGCGGCTGTTTCCTGACCTCGACCGCTGGCAGGGTTGAGTGCTTGCCTTTGGAATCAACAGGGGTAAACCCGCCTTGTGATCAAGGCCGAGTTTGACATGCAAAAGCTAGAATCGTCCTTGAAGAAGGCGGCAAAAGCATTTGGCGACACAACCACGCAAGCGGTTGCTCGATGGAGCGTGCAAACCGGGCGCGAACTTGCGGCAGAAACTCAAGCTTGGGGTAAAGGCAAAGCCGCGAAGAATAAGCAATCGTTTGCCATTGAGGCGGATGCTCGCCGCATTATTTGGCCGGCCACAATTACGGGCGCTACCAAGAAGGGGAATGCGAGATTCACCCATGACGGGAAAAATATGGTTTGGCCCGCCTCGCGTGTTTTAAAGTCGGAGGACGAGATGCAGGATTGGATCGAGATGCACCGCACGCGCCGACGTTCGCGCACTTCCAAGCTTCCGTTTTCAGAGCTTGCCGTTTGTGACGTTAAGATTTTCCAGAAGGCGCTGAAAGCCCGCCAAAAGAAAGCGGGGATGGCAAAAGGCGCATGGTTGGGCGCGGCAAACAAGGCCGCGACATTCCAGCGTGGAGCGCAACGCATCAACATTGGGAAGAACTTTATCAGCTACGCCCAAAAGCACTCTAAGCACGGCACAGCAAAGCTTCGCGGAGGCACTGGATTCCGACCATTAGGAGAGCTTGAGAACAGCCTGGCATACTCCAAAAGCCCGAACGTCGTTTCTAAAACCGCGATCAGCAATTCCCTAGGCTGGGGACTCCGCAAAACCATCACCTGGTATCGCAAAGCAGCAAAACTAGCACTCGACCAATGACAACCGACCTATCACTCGCCGCCCTCAAATCGTGGATCACCTACCGGGCGACAGCTTACCCGGTTCTTTCCGGCGTGCCGATCCTTCTTCGCGACACGCAGGTTGAGCGGCCTGGGGATGATGACGAGGACGAGGTGGCGGATTTCGACGCGACGTTCATCAGCCTGAACGACGTAGGGACGGAAGAACACGCGATCCAGCGGGGATGCCTAACGATGGACATTGAGGTGATGCTTTGCACGGTTCCCGGCGACTTGGGAAAGACTGATGCCGAACATGCAGCTTTGAATGCCGCGCTTTACAACGTGATCGCAGACACCGCCGCGATTGAATACTGCTCATCCGGCACCGGCATCCGCTGTTTTGACATTCGCGGAACCGCGCCAACCACCGAGGCAGACGGCGCAATGCGGGCCACCACCTTCAAGGTTTCGATGGTTGCTTGCGTCGTCTAAATTCCGTCTTGCCATTGGCGATCCGTGCGCGAAACGGGTCGCATGTCCGCTACAGTTTACGCCGCCGCACGCTACGGGATTGTCGATGACGACACCGCATCCGGGTTGAACCTTGGTTCGTTCTCCACTGCGTCTGAAGTTGATGAGGCTACGGCGATGAACCAC